ATCTGTGCATAATTTTGTGCATCTTCAGCATATGGAGCAAATGCTTTATTCCATCCATAAGCAAATGTTGTTTGTTCGGCAATAGCGGCTTCTTCTTTTGCTTTAGCGGCTTGCACAAATGCTTCACTAAGCTCTTGCACTTTAGCAATCTGTCTATCATATTCAGCCAATACTTTTGGAGTAGCATCACGACCAGCCGCTTCTTCTCGCCTTTTTGTAATGTCATCAATTTTTCTACTAGTTGAATCTAATACTTGATTAACTGTTTCTTGAATTTTTCTTTCATTATCAGTCATTCCAGCCATTTTGATTCTTGTGTCTAATTGCTGTAATGCAAATTTTTGTTGTCTTTCATATTCAACAGAAATTAACTTTGCCATTTCAAGCATAGTTTTTTCTTTATCGGCAATAGTCTTTTCTTTTTCCGATAACTTGTCATACTTTGTGCCTTCTAATAAAGGCTTTGGTGCTTCTTTAGGCTTTTTAGGTGCTCCACCACCTTTAAATTCAGTTCCTTCACCCATTGGGTTATTAGGATCAAAATTAATTGTGCCACCTTGATCTTTAAATTCTTGATATTGATCTTTAAGGGTAGTTAAATAATTAACAATGGCAGTTAATGGTTGAATCAACTTAACCATAAAATAATAAGTATTACTTACACCTTTTTGAATATTATCCCAAGCATCACCAGCATCTTTTAATGCTCGATCTAAGTCTGGGTCTGCAATCTTTTTATATTGCTCAGTATATTTTTCCCAATCAATGCCTTTAGCAGATTTACCTAAAAGTTCTACTGCTTTAGCATTACGCAATATTGGATCTTCAATAGCCCCTAATTGCTCTGCAACTCTTTGCATCAATTGTTCTGGATTTAACTTTTGAACTTCTGCGGCAGTTAATCCAACTTGTTTAAAAGCATCCCTAAGTTTGTCGCTACCATCCCTTGCTTCTTGAGTATTTACTGCCAACTTAGTAAGCATTGTTCCTAAGTTTTCAGCTTTGCCACCTGACATTTCTAGGGCTTTGCCCATGCCAACAATAGCACCTATGCTAGTATCAAATGCATCTGCCATGTCTGATATTTGATCTGCTTTTTCAAATATCTTATAAAGTCCAGCCATAGCAAGACCAACACCAAGACCAACTTTGCCCATAGTCGCACTAAATTCATTAGCGGCATTTTGAGCATTTTTAAAAGCCTTCTTTTGGTTGGCTTCAAACTGTTTGGTGTTTTTGGTGGCATCTTCTAAACCAGCCTTAAATTCCGAAGAATCTAAAGCTAGTTTGACACCTAATCTTGCAAGTATTGACATTTACCCACCTTTAAATCTTTTAGGATCGAACCCTTTTGCCCTAGTAACAAACATGGACAGGGCTTCATTTACTGCTTGTTTATTATCTTGTGGTGGATAAAGATACTCATAAAATCGCTTACCTATTACTTCTTGTAACTTGTAAGCTGGCTTATTTGGCTCTCTAATGTAATTATATACTCCTGTGGTTAAACTGCCAATGGTTTCAACAACTCCATGATTGCCAATTTGACCATCTGCATACATAACTACAATTTGCCTAAAAACATCTTCATCTAATTCATCTGGATCAGCCCCATGAGCCAACATATAAACTTTAGCTTGTTGGCGAATGGAGCTAATTAGTTTTTTCTTATTTCCTCATAACTAGGGCTAATTACTTCTGCAATTTTTCTCACCAAATCATATTGAACAGGCTTTGGAAAATCCTCAGAAATTTCTTCATAAGTAACATCTGTAAGGGTTTCCCCATTAGGAAGCACTAACAATTTAAAAGATTCTACAATTCTAATTTCGCTACCAGCTTGGGCTTCTGCAAGTTTTCGCAAAGAAGTTTCACCCATCATGACATCATTTTCTAGGAATTGAATGTCTGCATCTGAGTTTTCAACTTCTTCTTTTCTAGCCAAAATGCCCTTGGTTAATTCCACATACTTTTCTTCTACAAGCTCTGGTGGTGGGGCTTCAGACTTTTTAAATATTTCTTCTGCTTCTTTGGTCTTAGGAATTCGCACTTTAAACTCTTGACCCTTAAAATCAAAAGTTCTAACCCTAATAGCATCTAAATTTATCTTTAATGATTTTGCTAATCTGCTCATGTTTTATACCTTTTTTGATTTATATTGTTGAAGTTTGTAAGTTAAAAAAGCACCTAAAATGCTAATTACTCTAGATGCTTGAGATTCTAAAGCTGGTCTAAGATAGGGCTGTGGTGCAACTGCTTTGTTGCCAAACTCTTGAGAAATGCCTCTTTTGTCTGTTCTAGCTGACACTATGCCAATGGCTATATCATTTGGCTCTGAATAGATTGATCTTTGATCTTTAGCATTAGGAACTCTAGCAGAAAGTTTAATAGTATCCCTTAAATGTGGAGTAGTATTGTTGCTTTCATCATAAGGGGCTAATTGTTTAGCAGTCTGCAAAACTGGTTGCATAGCATTTCTAATAGCTGGCAAAAGGACTTTGCTGGCAGTTTTGCCATAGCATAAATCCTCACCCATTTCTATTAAGACAGCTTCTAGTTCTTTGAAGCCTTCAAGTTTAGCTGAAATGATTTCAGCCATTTTATTCCACCGCTTTAATTAGCTTATGGAAAATAGCATTGTTTAATCTACCAACATAATCTACCACTTCTTCTGGTGATAGTTTGTCTGCATGGTATTTGGCTATTTCATAAGCCATGTTGATCCCAGCAATACGCTGTTGCTTAAACCCAAACCAATTCTTATTGTCTGAATTGGCTTGGGAAATAATAAAGTTTAATAAGTCTTGTGATCCATTCTGTATTGTCATATATTTTTCTATTAAGTATTGTTAGACCAACCATAAGCATTGCCACCAGTTGGATGAATGGTAAAGATAAACTTACCTTCAGCAGATGGGGACATATCCCATTGCAGACCACCAACACGACCATTAAACGCATAAGCAACTGTATCTGTGCCATCATAAACAGCGATTACATAGGTACGAATGATTGTGCCATTGTAGCCATCATCACGAATCAGCAATTGAGATACGCTTGCTGGATTCCAAGCCGCAGTTACAGTCAATGAAGTAACTTGATTTTGAGTTGTAATCTTAGCACCAGTTCTTGCACCAGCAATAGAGTAAGCGGCAAATGCATCATCAGCACCAAAAGCTGGGATAGCTTCAACTGGAACTAGATAGCCTTCTGTGCCTGTTCCACCAGCAGAAGTACCAACAATATCTGCAACTTGTCCTGTCCAGATGCTTAACTGATCATCAGTCAAAGCTGTTGGAGTTGAATCAGCTTGCATCCATAGGGTTGCCACATAACCGGGCAATACTTTATTAATAAGAGCCATTTTGAACCTCGTAAAAAATTAGTTAATAAATTCTATCTTATTAAGTTGGTACATACAGAGTGCAATCCAAAATAATCTGTTGCATTCCAATTTCATTATCATAAGTATTATAAAGCCATACTACATCTGCTTTGGCAATAAAAAAACCATTATCATCAGGATCGCCAAACATCCCCGAATATCCATGAAGTGATTGTAATATTGTATTGGAAATATTAAAAGCACCTTCTAAACTTGTATTAAATACTGACATCTGAAATACTGGGGTATCAATACCTTTATTGCTCTGTTGCTGTCCTGTATATACAGGCTGGTGGACATTTCTTAGTTGCCATGTAACAAACTGGGTCTGTTTAGCCCAATTTCTATTGAAATTAGCATATACAGGCACAGGGGACAATATGTCATTCAGTTGGTACTGAATAGCTTGAGCATATACGACAGGATTTTGTTGGGTACTCATACTGGAGTATCTGGGTCATTTCTGTAGCACAAAAGGGTAACATTCATTCTATCATTAGATTCACGCACATCTGTAATTCGCCAATCAAACCCTCGCCAAGTAATGCTGTATAAATCCTGATTATCTACAATAGCCTTTTGATTAGGTGTATAGTTAAAAATAAAATTAACTAAATCGCTATAAACTCGATATTTATCAGCAATTCTTACACTATTTGCTACATCAGTAACTCTAGCCCTTGTTTTAAACCATTCTGTTATGGTTGTGGTCTGTTCCCCATAGGTATTAACGCTATTGGTAACATTATTAATGGTTACATTTTCATATCGAACAATCGACATTTATAGCACCAAGGGTTTATAAAGTCTTAAAAGGGAAGTAACTCCAAATGGAATATCATGCATTACTGCAATATTTGAATTACTACGATTGTTATATAAATGAGTTAAAAGCAATAATCCAGCTTGTTTTATAACAGGATACTGGGCTATTGGGTTGGCTTTGGTCTGCCAAGTGATAACAACAGGGCTTGTCATTACTGTGCTGATATTATTTGGTAAAGCATTTACAACAACTTTATTTCCTGTTGGGTCATAAAAGTATTCTGTAGATGCTATGGTTGTTAATACTGGTGGATTATCCCCATTGTAGTAAGCAACTGAATTAATGACTGTTCCAGCCTGATTGTTAAAGTTTTGGGATACCTCTGGCAGATCAAAAGATGTCTGCATCCCCATAGAATTGTTTGTAGCCCCATAGTAGGCTTTATAAGTGATTGGGAATATGGACATACCAAGATAGTCCTCAATCGCCATACGAGTAGCCAATTCAAGCCCAGATAGGTATGAATCTTGGCTTTCATCTTGAAAAAGGTTTAGCTGTTGGGTAATTTCTTCCAAAGTTAGCCATGATGTAACTGTATCACGACTAATTTGCTCTACTTTTTCATAGCTATAAGGATTCCTTGGCAATCCATAATATGAGCCACTTGTAAGAGTGCTAGACATTTTTAACCTTAATCAAACCAGCTTAGACGAACTCCAGCAAACACATCACGAATTGTAGAAACCATACGCTTTTCAGCATACAGAGTTACAAAGCCGGGCTGGGTCTGTTCAAAACGCTTTAGGGTAAATTCTTCATTATCAGCAATAGTCAAGAACCTAGACCAATCAGCTAAGTAAACAGGGAACTTGCCTACTCCACCTTCTTCATCCATATATGGATTTGGGATAACTTCATGACCAAAAATATTGCCTACAGCACTACCATTAGCATTACCAACCTCTAGGAATACTGGCATACCATTGCCACCAGTTAATTCACGCAAATTTTGAATAGTGTTTGGATGCATCATCCAGCAAGTTGTATCAAAGTTCCAATATTGTGCTGGCAATGCAGAAGCTAGAGCAGTAATGTCGTTATATGCAATAAATTCAGCCCCTTGGGCTACAGTTAAAACAGTATGAATGCCATCATCTAAAGCAGAACCATTTGTACCAAAGGATGCCGCACTTGTTGAACTAGGATAATAGTTCAAACCACGCAAGCCATATTCAGCACCAGTTGTAGTGGTGATTGAACCAGATTGGTCATTGTTATTCATCATAGACAATGCTTCTTGTTGCAAGAATTCTAAAGCTAAATCCATAACTACTGATTCTTCTAAATTATTAATATCAGATAAAACAGCAGTACGAATTGGAATCTGTGCAGAAATTACTTTTACTGGAATTTGCCAGTAAGCAGTATCTTCAGGTGGATTTCCCACATTGGGGGTAAAAGTGTAACCCCAAGGATTATCAGGGTTAGTTGCATTACCAGTTTTTGCTACAAAGGCTTCATCTGAGCCAATGGTTGTAATTTGTCTTGCATAAGTACGCAATGGGTTTGCCATACGCAATGATGCAAAAGAATCATCATAAATTGTACGACCACCAATCCCTGATCCAGAGCCAGTAAGATCGGATGCTTCGTTAAATGTTACTTTTGCTTCGCCTTCTACTAAGGCTTTTTTAATGGCTTCATAAATCAGAGTGGTGTTCATATTTCAATCCAAATAAGTTAAAAAAAAGGTGGGGGATTTCTCCCCCAGCCTTTAATCAGCAGTATGAGTGCTACGATATGCAACCAACGCAAATGGATCAACAACCGATGATGCTAAACGCTTCTCACCATAGAATGTGATGAAGCCCGGTTGAGTTTGGTCGTATCTACGCAATACCATGTTCAAACGATCAACAATTGCATGACCCTTTTGGAAGTCACCAAAGAACATTGGATACAAATCAGCTTTTGGTGAAGTACCCGGATCATTAGGAGTATCGCAATACTTATTAACAACAACATCAAAGCCAAGCAACTGACCTACGATGCCATCTGTACGAGCCAAGCCATCAATGTAGATTGGTCGCTTCTGGTCATCAACTAATCCACGAATTGCTTGCAATTGAATTGGATTAATCAAGAACTTAGCATTCTCAGTCCAGTATTGGTTAGGCAAGCTGTAGATAAAGTTCACCACATCTTTGTAAGTGATGTTATTTGTTGTTGTGCTTGTGCCATTGGTTGTGATCTGGTCATAAGTAGTGATAGTGGACAAACCATTGCTTGTTGATACACCACTTGAACCAAATTGAGCCGCATGAACAGTACCACCAGTATAGGTGCTTGAATAAGCATACTGATTTAAACCACGCAAACCATTTGTACCACCATAGGTGTTTGGTGAATCTGTTTGGTCATTGTTGAGGATCATAGACTGAGCTTCAACTTGTCCAAATTCCGCCATCATGTCTGAAATGATGTTGCCTTCTAAGCCATCAATATCATCAAGGGTAGCTGTACGAACAGGGAATTCACAGTTCAAATCTTTCAACACTAATTGCCAGATGTTTGTGTTTTGAGTTGTTGGAGCACCATTGTTCTGAATTGCATAACCCCATTGAGCACCAGCATTGCCAGTTTTTGCTCGGAATTGATAAGCAGAACCATCAGTAGCAACAGAACGAGAAACACCACGCAATGGGTTTGTTTGACGCAAAGTAACAAACACAGGATCGTAACCAGTACGACCACCCACATTGTAACCAGAACCATAACCAGCCGGATTACCTAACTGTGAACCATCTTCCTTCATGTATGCATCATACTGATCTACTGATTCAAACAGTTTGATTTCTTTTTCTACCTTGTTACCAGCTTTGTAAAAATCGCGAATCTGCTCACGAACAGAACGATTAAGTTCTTGTGAAATAGATGTGTAAGTTTTAACAATTGCTGGAGCTTGAACTTCAGAAATGCGAGCTTCTAAGTTTGCAACTTTTTCAGCAAACTCAGCTTTAGCGGCTTCAACAGTAGAAGCAACTTCAGCTTTTACTTCTTCAATCTTAGCTACAGAAGCGGCTTCGATTGTGTCTAATTTTTCAATAACTTCTTTCATGATAATTCCTTTATTTAATGCGATTAGATAATGCTTTCAACAATTCTCTTTCCTCTAAGGCTTTTAGAATTGCATCAGCTTCATTTACCACCGCTTCTAGCTCACCTAGTTGTGGGGCTACCTCAGTAATTACTTCTGGTTCAACATCACGCTGTTCCAGAACTTTTTTGAGGATTGAAGATGCGGTGGTCGCATCTTTTCGAGAAAGCCCAGCATCACGCAAGGATTTTTCGATTATTCTTGGGTTTGCATTTCCATTTGCATCAAAATACTCTAGCTTCATAACTTCTGCGGCTGGATTATTAGGATACATAACTACAGAAATTTCACGCAAACCACCTTTGGTAATTTGGAAATAACCTTCATCTGAATCAATGCCTAATTGCAATGGGTTGCCTTCTTCATCAACCATGTGGGCTTCATCTGCATAAGCACCAACAGAAACACCACCAAATAAATTAGGAGATTCTTTTAATACTGAATAGATGTCTGATCCACCTACTGTGTTCATGAATAAACGACCTTTTGCAGTCATTCCACCTTCATCGAACATTACTTCATCCCATTGACCAACAGGCATACCCATATCATTATGATTTAGGAACATTGGCATAGGTTTGCCAGCTTGATTAAATTCATCAGCCCATTGTGCAAAACCTTCAGGTTGATAATTGAACTTTCTACCATCAGCACCTTCTCTAGCACCCCAAGTAGTAGCTCTTGCTTCTATCTTGCCACTAGGATTTTGTGCTTCGTCTGCGGACTGTCCGAGCTGGACTTTTGCTTCGCAAACTAGAATTAGATTTTTCATTTATAGCCCCATTAGAAATAGCTTGGTTATTATCTTGTATTTTAGGGGATTTTGCATCTACTAGGGGAAGTTTAACATTACTTGTTTTTATTTGCAAAGATAGTAAAGAATAAACTTTGTCTAAAATTTTCATGTTTTTCCTATATTCATTTTGTTAATTTGATTTCCACCACCCCCACCAGTATCCTGTGGAGAAGAACCAGCAATATTATCTTGTGGACTTGATTTACTACTTAATTCATCTGCCCCATCAACTTTGGGTATATTCAGATATTCTCTTGCTTCATTAGGTGTCATTATGCCACCAGATACACCAGAAGTAACAAAATTCATTTGATCTAATGGAGCACCTTTTAAGAAATCCTTAGTATCAAAGCGAATACAAAGGTTTGGGTATCCTTTTAATAAATGCTGATTTAGCTTTTGCTCAATATTAATAATCATAGGATACATACAGCCCTTATGGAATTCATCTAATAATGTCTGAGTATTATTAAACTTTCCTTCTGAAATACCTAGCATTTGTGGGGGTACACCAAACAAAGCACAAATTCGCTTCATGGTTTGAATCTTTAGATTAGCCGCATCAGCATCCTGTAGGGTTAGCATTTTGACTGTTTCAAATGTCATGCCCTGATCTAACAGCATTCCTTGACCCGGTTTGGATAAATCGGTATCCCTAGAACCAACCATGCTTGCCCATGCTTCTTTTAATCTGCCAGCAATTTCTTTGTATTTGGCATCAGGGATAACTTGCTCTGTTCTAAACAAACCAGATGGTTTTGCACCATTTAGCATGACATAGTTGGCATAAATATCAATATCTTGATCTAAAGCTACTAATTCGGTTGCCAAAATACCTTTGTTAAAACCAGCTACACCTTGCCAAGCCGCTTCGCTAATATGCATAACCTGATGGGCTGATAATGGTTCATCTTTGTTAAATCCATAGGTAGGTGTTGATAATCTATAGCTTGGATACCTAGCTGGGGTTAGCTGAGTAGTCATCAAAGTAGCATCTAGGTTATACATTTCTATTGGAGTGGCTACTGCATCTTGTTGGTCTTTTCTCCACCAAAGAGTAAAGCACTCACCAGCTAAATCTTGCCACATTGACCATTGATACCAAAACTCATACTGGCTCTGGAAATTATTAGGGGATTGCAATAAAGACAATACTTGCTTGGCTTTAGTTTTATCCCTAGTGCCTACTTTGTCTGATTTAAGAGCATTAACAAATACACCTTTATCATCTTTGGACATTATTTCAATTGGCAATTGGGCTAATGCTCTAGCTTTTACACCTACACAAGACATAACTGTGCTGTTTCGGCTAAGAACAGACATATCCAATGGTCTGCCAGCCGCAGTAGTGCTTGCTGTGGTTACATACAGTAATTGTTGGGAAACTGTTTGTCTGCCAGCTTGACCTTGATAAATAACATTATTACCAAGTTGGGTCTGCCCAAATAGGGTATTTGATTCTTTTTCTAGTGGTTTTTTTCTACTGAAAATATCTAAAATACCCATGATAATCCTTTATTTCTTTCGGTTTTTCTATATTTTATATCAGAAACTTCTAAATCCAAAGCTATTTGATACAAAAGGATTGTCTAAACTGCAATGAGAAGCAATGATTAATGCAATGATTCCATCAACTTTTGCTGATTTGTCTGCTTCATTTTTGCGAACTTTAATGTTTCCATTTACATCTTCATAGACTTCACAGTTACCTAATTGCCATCCTATGAATGGATTGCCATCATGTTTGATCTGCTGATTAAGAATTAGCTTTTCTACATACTTAGATGGATTGGATAATACTGCCATTCCCTGTCCTACCTTTTTAACTGGTATGCCAGCATCATATAGTCTGGCTACAAGGGATGCGGCATTGTAGGCATCATAGCCAACTTCCTTGACATTGTATTTTTCGCATTGCTGTTTGATGTAATCTGATATTTCCCTGTCATCCATGACATTGCCTTCAGTTAGCTTTAGGATGCCAGAATCAATGGCAACCCTAAATATGTCCTGATAATGCTTGGGAATTAGCTCATATCCAGCTTCAGGCAAAAAGAACTTCCAATGGGCATGGTAATCTAGTTCCCCATATCGCTTTAAGGTACATACTGCATTCAAATCCCTTGTTGCCGCTAAGTCAAAGCCAATAAAGACTGCTTCTGGCTCTTGCTCTGTAATCGATTGGATACACTCTAGCTTATCCCAGTTTGCCCTATCTATCCATGCACTATTGGCACTAACAAATATGTTAAGGGTTTTACATAGGAATTCATTTAAGGCGGCTGGCTTGGATTTGGCTTCTTCTGCTCTTTGATGGATGGCTTCTTCAAAAATGCTAATTCCATGCATAGGATTGGCTTTTGCCCAAGTCTTGGGATCTCGCCAATCATCTTGTGGATCAAGAGAATAAAGTAATCCAAACCACTTTGGGTTATCGGTGGCTTCCCCATTTAGCATTGATTCTAGCATGGACATATCTTCATAGAATTTGGTGTCCTTGCTAAAGCTGGCAGTTGTGATATAGATTCGCAAAGGATTCTGTCTAGCAACCATACCAGAGTGCAAGACCTCAATACTGTTCCTATCAACAATGGCAGATGCTTCATCCACGATAACGCAACTAGGTGCTTTGCCATCCCCTGTCTTTTTGGTGTCCCTAGACAATGCCTTGAACATTGTTTGAGAATCGCCAAACTTTCCAATTTGGTATTTGCTGACTGAAAACAAACTGGCTATGTCTTTTGGTCCGGTTTCAATAAATCCTTTGGCGGCATCAAAAACAATAGAAGCCTGTTCCCTGTTGGTTGCTAGGGTAAAGACTTCTGCACCAGCTTCGCCACAAGCTAATTCATAAAGTGCAATGATGGCAGTAAGAGTAGATTTGCCAGCCTTCCTTGGAATATACAAAATGACATCTGTAACCATTCTTTTGTTATGGTCTTTCTTTGCTCTGAACCCATAGATGGCACAAATAAAGAAAATCTGGAAAGGTTCTAAAACTACATTCTCACCAGCTTGATGTCCTTTGGTATGTTTCAATAGGGATGCAAAACCTAAGACATGGTTTGGATAGTCTGCATCAAACTCCCATTCCCATTCTTTGTTTTCAAGAAAATTCAAGAAACGCTGGCAAGCAAGCCTAACATTCCTACAAACTTCTATTTCCCCTTTGGCTACCTGATTGGCATACTGGATGCCATCTTGGTAATTCATCTTATCCTTTTACTCCCCTTAAAAACTTGGATACCGCAGAGTTATCATTGGCATTGCCTTCTGTCTTATTCAATCTACCTCTAGGGGTTAGCCCTAATTCATTCATTAATTGGATCACTAGCTTTAGGGCATTGTTCCTAATGGATATGATTGGATTTGGTGCAAGGGTTTTTCCATCATTTGTGGAAATTACTAGATCACTACCAGCTAGTTGCATATTGCAAGCCACATACAAATCTATCTGATCTGCCAGCATAGCCAAAGTATGTTTATCTTGGTCTGAGCCAATTCCATAAACATCAAATAGGTAATCAGCAGTTTCAGCTACAAAGGTTGCTTTGTCCCACCTTGTAGGATTGGTCATCCACTCTGCTTCAGGGATTCTCTTTTTGACTGACTCTGGCAAAGTGATGGCTTGATGCTCTGGCTTAGTGCCATACACAAGGTGAAGTTCTGGGGGAAGTTTGTTCATGACTGTAGTTTATACGCAACACCCCCCTCTTGCCAACTTCTTTTACAGAAGATTGGG